GGTAGAAATTTCTACCTATACCATAAGTATTTTTTTTTAATTAATAGAAGAATGAATAATCATCATCGTCTAAGAAATCATAAGCTGATTCCTGATGAGCAAGATCATACTTTGAATTAAAGTCCTGATTTTTCAGATATTTCTTCCAATCACGCTTCTCTTTAGCAGCATCCAACTTATCTCCAATACCACCTGGTAATGCATGAACAGCCTTATCAGCATTATCTGCAATAGTCTTACCAGCTTTCTTAAGTCCAGCTTTAGCCTTATCAAGACCTTTAGCAGCCAACTCTACAAGTGATGACATTATTTCGCTAACTTTCTGAATAAACTTCTGGAAAAGATTAAGTGATTTCTCTGCACTATTAACACCATCTTCAGACTCTTCTTTATTAACAGCACTCTCTACACCATCAATAACATCTTTTGATTTCTTTGTAATTCCCGTAAGGTCTTTGATCCATCCAATGATAGCTTTATGCTTAACAACAACAACTGCTGTTGTAACTAATGCTATTTCTGGAAGAACTGCCTTTCCAAGGTCTGCAAATCCACCAAGGAAATCTCCTGATTTGATCTTTGTAAGAGCCATCTTTATAGCATCAAAATGCTTCTTAAGAAGTTCTACTATCTTTGGAACATTTGATGGTACCTCAACATCAACGTCCTCACCGGAACCGTTGATAAGACCACCAACTTTTTCTCTAATAGCATCAAATATCTTCTTAAACCATTCGATTATCTTTGCGATAATACCTTTCTTCTTCTCAACAGCTTCTTCCTGAGCTTCACGATAAAGATATGCCATATCGTCCATATCTCCACCCTCAAGGAAAACTCTTGTCTCGATGTCTTTATATATCTGGTTAGATTTAAGAGAAACCATCTCAAACATAGTAGCTAATTTGTTAGCCTGATTAGCCATTTCTGCATCAAAGATTGCCATCTTTCTAGCAGGTCCTCTCAAATGTGAATTATATATATCCATATTATAATAATTCCTTTCGTTAATATATTTCTTTAATATTCTGTTAAATATCTGTAATACGATAATTGACTAATATACTAGTCATCAAAATCAAATCCTTCAAAATCAGGTCCATCATAAAACTTATCCTGAATATCTTCAATTTTCTCATCAGCAACCTTTCTAAATGATCGGTTAGTTGCATATAACGTAGCACCAGCTGCTACAGTGAGAGTCACAAGTATAGATATAATCGTCGCTGTCTTAAGAACTACTTTTCGAATCTTACCCAATACACTATTAACAATATTCAATATATTTATAGCTACTGACTTAAAACCAGTTTTCTTTTTCTGGTCAACAGTTTTCAAAGTATTCTGTTCAGTCTTATCTATAGATTTCTCCATAATTGAATTTATCTTATCCAAATCGGCAACAAGCTTATCTCTATCAGCAAGAGATATATTTGTTGTAGAACCTGATGTAGAACTTGAATTTCTACTACTATCCACATTACTTGGTAGTGGTATATCATTAAGATAATTAGCCGCCTTTTCTACATCACCAGTACCAAGTTGATTGATAGACGTTTGAGTTCTTTGATAATATTCCTTTATCTCTTTAATATCATCGAGAACTTCTTTTGATACTTCAACTTTCTGAGTTTTATCCTCTCTTGGTTTTATCATCTTTCGTATTTTGTCTTTGATTGACCTGAAGACTTTTTTAAACCAATCAATTATTTTCTTGATAATATTTGACTTCTCAGCAATTTGTGCATCACTGATCTTAGAATTTTCTTCATTATCTTCTGGGACTTCAACATCAGACGTCTTATTTTTAAACGGATTTAATTTACTCAATCCTTCTATATATAAGTGAGTTTCATTATCTCTATATAACTGATTATATTTAAGACTTGCTACTTCATATGAAGTAGCAAGCTTAGAATAATCATTATTCATTTTGATAAGTATTTTATCATTCATATAGTATCCTGATTAATTCCAGAATCCAAAACCATCAGATGTCTCGAAATCGTCAGCATCCTCGTAGAAGCTCTCATATGAGTCATCAAACCAGAAACCAACACACTCGATAATATTTCTACTACGGAGATTATTGAGATATCTTGTTTGTGCTCTTGGATCTCCATCTAATGCATGATATGCAGCCTTCTGCTCATCTGTCAATTTATCTTTAACACTGTCATATGCTTTAGATGCATTTACGACTTTACCACCGTTCTTACGACCGTTGTCGTCTCCAGTATTATTTATCACGTCTTTATAAATTTCTCTATTTGCATTAGAAGCATTACGCTTTTTCTGCTCTTCGAGTTTCTCATCAAGATTTTTCTTATCGTCTGCTGTCATCTTAGGAGATTTTTCTTCATCCTTTTCTCCAGATAACCATTTACCTGCAGCAGTAATTGCTCTACCAATCGGTGCAAGAAGCTTCTCTTTTATGAAATTAAGAGCTTTACCGACAACATCAAATGGAGTCTTTCCAACCTTTGATTTGATAAAATCATCAACTTTTTGGACAGCACTATCAATTGTATCATTGATTTTATTGATAGCTGTAAATTTGTCTTTAAGCTTTGATTTACGAATTGTTATAAATGCTACAGCACCTGCAGCAACTGTAAACTCGAATGCAGCTGCACCAATAAGGTCTCCTGCACCACCGATAATATCACCACTGAGTATTTTTGAAAATGCAGCTTTAATATTATTAAAGTGCTGAATGATTTTATCGATCATTCCCATCTGCTCTTTTGGAACTTCTACATCAGTATCTTCGCCCTTACCAAATAAGCTCATTATCTTATCTCTAAGACCTTTGATAAATTTTCTTATCCATCCAATAATCTTTGACAATAAGCCAACTTTCTTTTCACCCATCTGGTCTTCAGCTTCTGTGTATAAGTATTCCATATCCTCAAAAGTGCCACCCTCTACATAGATTTTTGTCTCTATGTCACGCATGATTTGATCACTCTCTAAACGAGCCATCTCATACATTGATGACAATCTATCGTATATATTAAACATCTTTTCATGTTCCATCTCCCAAGTGAGAGTTGGATTACCATATTCTGAACTATAAAAATCCATATGTTATATTCCTTTCAATATGAAATATTCTTTAATATAATTATCATTTTGTTTCTATAGTCAAGCATTTACTTTTATTATATTCACATTAAAGTAACTTATTAAATGAAAGGATTTTTATTATATCATGGCTGATTTACCAGTAAATCCAACATTTAATGTTAATGATTTTAATGAACCAAAAGTTCTATCTCCAACAGAATCATATATAACCGATGTATTGATGATTCTTTTTGGTAGACCTGGATTTTATCCATCTATACCATCACTTGGTATGTATATACAGGATTATCTTTATTCATTTGATGATGAGATAGATACAGAGGCTATTAAATCAGAGTTAGCATTACAATGCTCAGAGTTTTCTCATTATATAGATAGTGGTGATATGGATATTATCACTACTAAACATAATGGAAACTTAATGTTATTATTCCTAATGCCAATTGTAAAAGATAGTAAAGATTTCCAATTAGTATTAGGAGTTACTACGAATGAAAAAGGAGAAATCGTTTATAACTTCGTAGAAAGTGAACCACAGATAATTTAAAGAAAAAATATATTTATATGAAGAAAGGTGTAAGCGTAATGACTGATAAAGAACTTACTAATTCTACAAATATAACAAGAGATGAGGATTTAGATTTAACATCAATGCTTAATGCAGTTAAAGAAGAATCCAATGTAGTAAAAAAAGAGGAAGTAGCACCAGCAGAGGTTAAGAAGTCACCGTTAGAAATGTTAAAGGAGACAGAAGCAGCAAATCCTAAAGGAATAGTTGTTGAAAATAATGACCTTAAAGCTGATAATGGTCCTCAGAAGAATATCGTTTATAACGATGAAAGAATGGCTGATATTAAAGAAGAAATTAATAACTATGATACTACTCTTAATAAGAGAAGTAAAGTTACTCTTATAAGAAAGCCAATGACTCAGTTAGAGTATGTTCAGCTCATGGATGAAATTGAGTCAGTAGTAATCAACCCAGATGGTTCTGTATCTTTTGATCTTCAGGATAAGTATGGTAATAAACAAACTCCAGTATTTATTAGACCAAGAGAGAAAGATGAGCCTATATTTGATTTCTCAGTTTTATCACCAGATGAAATTAAGGAATTAAAAGATAAAGGTGTTGATGTAAAAGAAGCAGATGGAACTGCATCTGAACTTACAGAAGAAGAATCATCAGAAACTGCTGAAGAAGAGATTTCTCCAGAGAAGAAGAAGATGGTTGAGATTCTTATTGATAAGACAGGACTTGGTGGAGATTTCTTCTTAACAGAAGATGAGAAGAAGAAAGTTAGTGAAGCTGAGACAATAAGAATTAATGAAGTAAAAATACTTGATATAGCTGCAATTAAAGCAAAGAGATCAAATGTATCTTTCCAAGACCATATTAAGGAATTTAATATATCTGGAAGTAGAACTACTATTTGTTTCCCTGCTTCAGGATTTAAAGCTCAGATGAGAGGTCTTTCTTATGGTGAGTATGCTGATGTAGCATTATCAATGGAGAATGTTAAATTTGATCAGTACTATAAGAGATTAAGTATCATTTATAACCATATGACAAATATCTCTTGTGGTGAATTCAAAGACTTCGAAGATTTCTTAAAGCATTTCTCATATACAGATATATCATTGGCTCTTTATGGTCTTTATATTTCTACAGAGAAAGAGAAGCAGGAAATACCTCTTAGATGTGGTAATAATAAATGTGGAAAGACATTCAATTGGGAATATCATACAAGAAATGTATTAAGACTTGAAAGATGTGCAGATAAATTCTTGGAGAAGATGGAGGAAATTGCAACAGCAAAACCATCAGACTATGATAAGATTGCATCAAATGCTGCTGTAAATAATTCTAAGTATATAGAGTTACCAGATAGCAAAGTTGTTTGTGAGATGGGTGTTGCTTCAGCATATGACTTCTTGTATAACTTTATTCCACTTATGAATGAAGAAACCTTCAAAGATGCATTTGGTCAGGAAGCAAGTCAGGTTTACATGGATAATGTACTCTTATTGACATCAGTAAGAAGTCTTGATGTTCCTGATGGCGAAGGTGGATATATCCATTGTGAAGGATATAAAGATATTCTTGATGCATTATATTACATTAGTCCAAATGAGATCAAATATCTTGCTGCTCATACAGCTAAGATTCAGAGTAATTGGGAAGTAACTTATTCACTTGGAGATACTAAGTGTCCTCATTGTGGTTCTGTAACAAAGAACCTTGATGTATCAATGGATGACTTAGTTTTTCAGACATACAATCGCTTGATGAGTACGGAGATAGAGCTGAGCAAAATTCCAGAGTTATAGATGAAACTCTAGCTCTTTTTAAAGGTGAATTATCATATGAAGATATCATGTATAATATACCTAAGAAAAGACTATTCGAATTGCGAGATGTTCGTATAAAGCGATTGTCAGAAGAACAGAAAGCTCTTGACCGTCAACAAAAAGATGCTCAAAATCAGATGGTAAGAGATTCAATACTAAAGAAATAATATCGGCTTTTAAAATCATTATTTACTTTTTATCGAAAGGAAAATAATGGATAAAATGAAACAACAGATAGATGAGTACTTTAAAGAAATCTCTAAAGGAGATTATGAGAAGTTTGAGTCTTTAATATTAAATGACTATGAAGAAATAAGAAAATTATATTTTGTATTAAAAGATTATAGTCATGATATTAGTTCAATAGACTATAATTGTGATATAGATGCTGGAGATGATATCATAAAAGATGTCGTTATAATAGTTATTCACACTATTGATAATACATTAGATATTAAAGACGTAATATGTGCTAATATACCAGAATTACATGATATTGATGTATCTGGTGATATAATCAGTATTTGTATGGAAGAGTATTAAACTTATAAGAAGTAGGATATGTTATAATATCCTACTTCTTATTTTCTTTTTAACACCCATAATAATAAAATAGACATATATTATTTATCAGTAATATTGTAAGAAAGGAAAAAATAATTAAGATGAAAACTAGAAAGAGAACTACAAGGAGAGTGCTCCGTCCGTGGGTCAAACATTTTCTGACTATAAATAGGATATTGATTATAGTTGTATTTTTAAGTATGATGACCGCTACTACAATAGGTACAAAAATAAATACGGAAGCAATGGAGTTTCCTATTACAGAAAATACTACTGAAAAAGAAGTATTAGTAATTGATGATGCTCCAAGTTCTATGTTCCAAGAGGAGGTATTAGAAACAGAAACTGATAGTAACCCCGAGAGGGTGGAAGATGATGAAGATTTATTTGATGATTATGAGGAGGTAACACCCGAAGAAACAGTTCAAGAACCTACTATAGAATATGATTTAGATAATATAGGCTATGTAGGCGTATCAGGGTTAAGAGTAAGAGAAAATCCTGATATAAATAGTAATGTGATAGAATATTTATCATATGGAGATAAAATAGAATATAGTAAATATGATGATGAGTGGTTAGTGATTAAATTAAATGATAACTATTCATATGTAAGTAATAAGTACATAATAGACACATTACCAAATTATAGAGCAAAAAGTGTTGTAGGAGATAAGAGAAAATCTTATATGGATTATACTGCGATTACATCAAAGAGTAGTCCACAATACAAATTACAACACAATCACGCTTATACAGATGATACAGGAATAAGAATGGTAGATGGAAGATACTGTATTGCTCTAGGAAGTTATTATACACACAGAATAGGACAATACGTAGATTTAGTATTAGAGAATGGAGAAGTAATTGAATGTATCATCGGAGACCAAAAAGATGATAGAGATACTAATGCATCAAATACAATAGCTCATGATGGAAGTGCTACTGAGTTTATAGTAGAAACAAAAGCATTACCTAGAATGGTAAGAAGAATGGGAGATATTGGATATACATATGATGGTTGGTTATCTAAAGTAATAGAAATAAGGATATATGATAAAATTTTAGATTTGTGATTAATGAGTAATTTATATAATATTTCTATGTAATCAAACAAGAAAGGAAATAAATTTATAAGAAATAATAACTTAATACGGTATCAACAAGGGATTAATCTAATTGGTCCTTTGATTAGATATAAAAAATATTTTATAAAGGAGACACAAAATGGCAAGTAATGTAATTAATACAAAGGCAGGTATTAGACCTGACGAGAATGAGCTGCCGTTCACAATCAAGACTAGTGACGTTGAGAAGTATCTTCAAAATAAGGTAGATGCTGTCGTTAGTAAGATTGGTGGAGATGAAGTAACAATTTCGGTGTATTCGACAGAAGTCGGAAAGGCATTCATACCATTCATGGTAGTATTACCAACAAGTGTAATGAAGAATGGTAAGAAGCAGGCACAGAACAAGAGTATTCCAAGAATATTCTTAAGTGGTGGAGATGAAGATAACGGTGAGGTATCAGCAAATATGCGTGATGAGTTCTATCAGATATTCTCTCCATATGTCTACAGTAAAGTAGATGAAGCAGCATTCTTCTCTGAGGATTGGAGAAGAGCAAGAAAGGTGAATAGAGATACATCACCTGTTCTTAAGAGATATAGAACACCTAGAATATCTAGAATTAATCAGGGTAAAGAGCCAGTTGTTATGCTGATGATCGACCCATTGAGAATATTCCACGATATGCTTACAATACCAGATGACAATAGAGCATTTAAGCCTGAGATTACTGGTTGGAGAAGAATCCAGGACGGTGAGTTCATATATCAAATGAGGCGAGTCCTCAATAAGAATAACAAGAAGAAATATAAGTACACGATTATGGACGAACTCAATAGAAAGTTGAGAATTCGTAAGTAATCAAAGTATTTAAGCAGCTTATCTGTAGCTAGGTTAATTCTAGCTACAGATATTTTTACCAATATGAATAAAATATTCTTAGCACTAAAATATTGGTGGATTGGTTCCGAAAGGAAGAAGGGAAAAGAAAATGGAAGTTAAATTAAGTTTAGATGAAGTAAGAGAATTAGTTAAAAATCAAAAATGCTTTGAAACAGAAACTTGTTTCTTAGTGAACTCATACAAAAAGTATGATCCACAACTATGTTTTGTATTGAGTAAGTATTTCCACTTAGATGGAAAAGGTAATCCAGTAGACCCAATAGAATATCTCACTGATAAGTCATTTACTGATAAAATGAACATAGATTTCAATGGTGTTCCAGTATTTATGTTCGGTGATTATTGGGTATCAAAGAAAGGGTCCCATTGTTTTAAATTAAAGAGCCCTATGACAGCTAAGCACTTGCTTATAAGGATTGATTGGGGTGGTTCATTCAATAGAACTAGAGGGTTAACAAAGGAAATGGTTGAGAATATTCCAGAGGTATTATATTATCATAAAGCGTCATCACATGGTGGTGGAGATGGTTACGATTATATCATAGTACCTGTGGGATTCCGTAAATCATTATATGATGAAGAATTTGATGGTGAAAGACACATTAATATCCCTAGTGATAATAATGCTGATGTTTATCGTGATAAATTTCAGAAATACTTAGATAGTAGATTTGAAAAGTATGATAAAGAACTCAAAGAACTTTTACCTGTAGATATAAGAGAAATTGAGGAGTGTAGAAATAAATACCTGACTGAGGTTCAATTAGCACAGTATCATCTACATGATATATGTAGAAATAGAATGTTATCAGGAGAACCAACAATATCTATATCTATCTATAGATTGTATTTTACAATTGGTGCTGAGAGAATATTCTATACCAAAGATGGAATAGAGCGTTTTAGAAAGATATATGGAAGTTTTCAGTAAGGAAAGGAATGAAAGACATGAAAAGAAATTGGATTAAAATAGCAGGAATAGGAATTACATTAGCATCTGTACTATTCATAATGGATACTGTGGATTTAAGTCAAGCATCAGTACAGAAAGATGTAGTTACATCTTCATCTAATATGTACAAGACTGAAAAGGAAAGAGTGTACAGAACTATTCAACTTGCAAAAGAACAGGGGTACTTTGAGTTAGATGAGTATGGTATTGCTTGGGAAGGTTCTTTAGATAAGAATCAGTACTGGGAAGTTGATGTATATGAAACTGATATGGATGCTGAATATGAATGGTATAGATTCCATTTTAAAGCTCCACAGAATTATGTATATTATGAAGATATCATCAATTGGTATCCTTCGTTAAAGGATAAGTATATCAAACTCAAAATACATAAGAACGGTGCAGAGGTAGCAGAGGCTTATGGAGAAGTAAATAATAATAAGATACCAAAAGAAACTCCTAAGCCAGCTGAGGTAGTTTCAAAGGTTGAACCGTTCCCTACAGAAACAAAAGAAGCGTCAGGTGGTAATTATGTACCAATACCATCAGATGAGAAAATAGTTGTTCAATACAACAATAAGACTTATAATATTCATAAGAACGGTGTTGTAGAGATTAAGTAATTATTAGGTAAGTATACGAAATCAATCGTATACTTACCATTATTTTTTTATTTTTAACCACAGGTAAAACTTTGATATAACTTAACAAGGAAGGATAGTACAGAGATGGATAATCAAAAATTTGATGATTACAATCCGTTCAGTGTTTGTTTTAATGCACTAAGGATGAAGTATCAAATATATGATGAGTCATTAACAGCATCTAATTTTCTTAAACCAACAGATTCTGTTAATGTATTTATTAATCTTGAAAGTGTTTTTAAACACCTATCTATGTTACAAGATTTAGAGCAAAAGATTATATTACAGAATGATTTTAACGAAATCATTATATCAGATATAATAAATTTAGCAGGATTTTATAAGAGGTTTTTTAAAGGGAATGGATTAGATACAAAAGTATATCTATTCCATACAGATTTTCAATCTAACGATTTTATTCAAAAGAAATACAATGAGGATTATAGATCTTATTATTTAATGAAGTTTAATAAGAATCCAAAATTTGTAGTATTTACAGAAAAATTAATAAATGAGATATTACCTAATGTAAGAACTATATGTGAATTTATACCTGATGTATATTATTTATCAAGTAATAATATAGAGGGCTCTTTAATTCCATATATAATAGGTAAAGATAGTGATAGAAAGAATTTAATAATAACTGGAGAGTTGTATGATACTCAGTACAGTTTTATTGATAACTTTAATAATCACTATATAAGAAGAAGTTTTGCTAATCAAGTAATAGCAAATAATGTAGATGAGTATCTTTGTTATTTATCTAAACAGACAAAAGAAGAGATAAAGCAAATAGATTACTTATATAATTCACATCCTCTTTATTGTACATTATTATCAATAATAGGGGATAAAAATAGAAGTATTGGAGGGGTACCTGGGTATGCCTTTAAAACTCTATCAAAACTTATTTATAATGCTATCAATACGAATATTATTCGTAATGATACAACTAATCCACAGCTAATAGGAACTATTTTTGATGATGATGAAGACAGAGAAGAATTTATTAATAGCTATAAGTGTACTGATGTAGTTTCTTTATATAAAGAATTAACTGATGCAGATATTACTTCTATCAATAATCAAATATGTGATAGAATAGATATCAATAGTATTACCAGTTTAAATGGCGATAGATTCTATAATCATCAAATTAACCTAGAAAGCTTATTTTTATAAGAGGTGAAATATGGCTATATTTAGTCGTGTTGACAAATTTCAAAAATATAAGTATATAGTAAAGAATTTAAAAATTCTACTCCCTGATGGAAAAGGAGAGATAGAATTACATACTTCCAAACTATTACAAATAGACTTAGAGGAAAACTTTGAAGAGAATTTCTTTCCTCTATTTAAAATAATATTGAGTTTAGATACTGATAGTTATTATAAGCTATTAGAGAATAAAAATAAAGCTCAGTTCTATATAAGAATAAATAAAGCATTTGCTGGAGAAGATGAAGGTGCTGAATTAAGTTTAGAAAAAGCTTTTATAAATGATACATATGATATTATATTTGATGAGAATACTGGAGATATGCAATTAGCATTAAAGAACGAAGGTAATAAAGATGATTATACTAAAGCAAGAGAAGCAACCACAAATAGTTTATCTGCTGTTAGTGATAATATGTGTACCTTCTATTTATTCAAATCAAATATAGGTGGTACTAAAGCTAATGTAAATAAAGTATTTAGTAATATCAATGTAACAGATGCAATAGCATATTTAATGTCTGAAGCGAAAATAGATAATGTCTTAATGGCTCAACCAGATAATAATACTGTATATAAAGAATTTCTATTACCACCTCAATCTGTATTAAAGAATTTACAATTTATAGATACTTATTATGGTATATATAGAGATGGTACTATGATGTATTTTGGTTTAGACTATACTTACATTATACCATACAATGGTAAATGTGTGGCATATGCACAGAATGAAACTACTGATACAAGTATTATTATACCAAAGAGTTTTGATTCAGATTATGGTGGAAAAATAGGGTCTTTTAGTAAACTATCAGAACCTAGTAAGAATTATATAATTGGTGATTATAAGACAGTAAATATCAATAATCAATCTATTACAGATAACTATATAAAAGGTAATAGTATGTATGTGATAGATTCATATGATGAAGAAGATGATGAGGAAGTTGAATCTGAAGCAGAAACAAAAACAGAGAATTTCACAAAGATGTTTAAGAATAATACAGAGAATCAGTTTATTGCTAGTATGTATACAGCACAAACTAATGCTAACTCTGATGTTATTACAGTGAGATTATTTGATTTTGATTTATCAGCATTAACTCCTAATAAGAGTATTAAAGTAATATTTGAAGATACTGAATATACTAGTAGGTATAATGGTCAATATATATTAGCAGGTATAAATAGTGCTTTTAGAGCTAGTGGTGAAGAAATGGGAATTTCTAGTACCATAGTTTTAAAAAGAGTTGTGAAGTAATCACAGTGAATAGAATTAACTATTCACTGTGATTATTTTTTTAATTGCTATTTTTACTGCTTAACCTTGGTTACCATTATTATTTTGGTTATTCTGGTCGCCTTGGTTATTATTAGGTTGGTTGTTTTGATTATTATTCTGATTCTGGTTATTATCGGTCTGCTGATTATTGTTATTAGGTGTTGCTGTTTTAGGTACTAATGCAAATAGTACTTTGAAATAGTCTGTATATCTATCTCTAGCAGCATTACATAATCCACCACAGAATTTACCAACAGCTTCATTTATCCACTGAACTTTTTCACCAAGAGTATTATCAGTATCTGCATCCATAATCTTAACTATCTGCTGTGATGCTGATGTTTTAAGATTATTAAGACTCTGAGTTAATGAGTCTAAGAACTGATGTGGGTAATTCTCACAGTATGGTATCATTACTCCATCTATCTGAGATTTTAAAGCACCATTAGCAACTTCTACTGTCTCCAATTTATTATTACCTACTTTATAATAGTTAGTAATAAGAGTACCAAGATCACCATTCTTTGTATTAATACCACCCTGTACAAAAGTAAATAACTTCTTGTACAAATCATCTTGAGTAGCTATACCTTTTAATATCTGTCCATTAATTGAACCAATATTAGTTGTAAGCTTTTTAATACCATCATCAAATGATGTTGTAGGCATTGCATGATATGGTAAGATATTAATAGTTACATTACTATAGCTTCTAGTAAGTAACGCTGACTTGTGTTCTTTAATCCACTTATCATTTGTTCTAGCCATCTTTTCTGCAAGGTTCTTAACCATTTCAAGTATCTTATTAATAATTTTCTCAATCATTGCTTTAAGACCTTCTGGTGATTTACCTCCAGAATTATTAGCTTTATCACCATCATTAATTTGTACTTTGGTATTATTCTGGTTCTGGTTATTTTGTGTACCATTACCAGATTGCTGATTATTCTGATTAACAGTTGGTTGATTACCTGATGACTTATTAGTGT